GCTGCGTCGTCGGCGGCGTGGTGAAGGACGCCGACGGCTCCACGCTGGTGGACTACAACAGCTTCTGGGGCGTGACGGCCCCGGCCGCGATCAGCTTCGCCCTTGGCACCAACACCACCAATGTGCGCGCCAAGTGCGACGCGGTGATCCGCGCGATCCAGAAGGAAGCGCAGGGCGCTTTCGTGCCGGGCGCGCGCGTGATCGGCCTGGCCAGCGACAGCTTCTTCGACGCGCTGACCGGCCATCCGAACGTCGAGAAGTTCTACCTGAACCGTGACCGCGCGGATGAGATGATGGCGGGGCTGGCCTATTCCAGCTTCACCTTCGGCAACATCACCTTCATCAACTACCGCGGCACGGATGACGGCACGACCATGGCGATCGCCGACGGCGACTGCCGCTTCTTCCTGGCCGGCTCGCCCGGGCTGTTCCAGTGGGTCATGTCCCCGATGAACGAGAACGCGGATTACATGAACACGCTGGGCCAGGACGCCTATGTGATGATGGTCCCCGACCGCGACCGGCAGTTCTGGATGGACATCGACGTCTACAGCTACCCGCTGCCGGTCTGCACGCGCCCGCGCACGCTGATCCGCGGCACGGTGGCATGATTCGGCGCCATCAAGCGCCGGGCGGCCGCATCCGCGGCCTTGGCTCGCCGGACAGCCGGCGGGCCGCGTTCGCGGCCTCGGCGCGCCAGCGGCGCGCCGCCTGAGCATGCCGCTCGACCTGGGGCGCCTGACGCTCGGGCCGGCGATGCGGCTGTATGGGGCGAACATCCTCTACAGCCGTGGCGCCGATCCGGCGTTCCCGGTGCCGGCCGTGTTCGACCGCAGGCACGCCGCGGTGGGCTTGGGAGAGGACGGCACGCCGGTCTCCATGCTGGTCGCGCAGCTCGGCGTCCGGCTGTCCCGCTTCCCGCCCGGCTTCGTGCCGGAACAGGGCGATGCGGTGCAGGTCGCGCTGATCGGGGACCGGCAGGTCTCCGCCTGGCCGCTCGCCACCGGCGGTGTGCTGACGCCCTTCGTGGTCAAGGATGTGCAGCCCGAGGGCGAAGGCGGCGCGGTGCTGGTGTTGGAAGCGGCCTGATGTCCGATCCCGCCCGGCTGCCCGATCGCGAGGAGTGGAAGGCCCTGGTGCAGGCGGCGCTGGCCGACTTCGTGCCGAGCTGCGAGGGGCGCATCCATGTCGGCCGCGCCTGGCCGCAGCAGGGGCAGGGCGTGACCGCCACGCCGCAATTCCCGGCCTTGCTGGTGGAGGACGGGCCGCGCCTGCATCGCCTGGCCGCGGCCGGCTTCGTGGAGCTGCGGCTGCAACTGCGCATCCTCGCCCGCGTGCAGCACAATGACGACGCGGCGCGCGAGGCGCTGCTGGACGAGATCGAGATGCAGATCCGCGATGCGGTGTTCACCTCCGCCCTGCTCAAGCCATACCTGATCGCGACGGAGGAGATGGCGAGCGAGCGCGAGGTCTCCATGCAGGGGCAGGCCACCATCGGCCAGGATGCGCACCTCGTCACCTTCCGCTTCGCGGGGTTTGTGTGATGCGCTTCCCGGCCTGGGACGGCTTCTGGGACCGCGCGATGCGCGACGCGCCGTGGGAGATCACCTTGCGGGAGGCGGCGCTGCCGCTCTGCCGGCAGCGGCGCACCTTCGTGGACGGCGGCGCGCATGCCGGCGTGTGGAGCGTGGCCCTGGCGCCGGCCTTCGAGCGCGTCGTCGCCTTCGAGCCCTGCCGCGAGGCGCTGGACTGCCTCAGCGCGAACACGGCGGCGCTGGCCAATGTGGTGGTGGTTCCCGTCGCGCTGTCGGATATCGAATCCGAGCTGCGCTTCGCCCTGCCGCACGCGCGCGCGAACAGCGGGCAGATGATGGTGTCGGCGGAGGGGCAGGCGGCCCCGGCCATTCCGCTCGACAAGCTCGGGCTGCACGATCTGGACCTGCTCAAGCTCGATATCGAGGGGTGGGAGCTGAAGGCGCTGGTCGGCGCGCGCGCGACCCTCGAACGCTGCCGCCCGGTGGTGGTGATGGAGGAGAACGGCGCCGAGGCGCTGCACGGGCTGCCGCAGCGCGGCGCGCGCGGCTTCCTCCTCGGGCTCGGCTACCGCGTCGTCCATTCCTTCCCGGGCAACATCATCCTGGTGCCGGAGGGGTGCTGAATGTGGGTCAGGTTCACGCGCAAGCCCTACGTGCACTGGATCGCGCCGGAAGGGCCGCGCCGCGGCTACACCTATTTCCCGGGGGAGTGCCTGGACCTGCCGGAGAAGCAGGCGCGCGCGCATCTCGATGCGCTGGACGCCGAGCCGGCCGAGCCGCCGGAGGAGTTCCGCCCGGCCGAGCCCTTCATCCCGCCGCCGCTCGGGCGCGATCCGCTGACGGTGGCCTGCGTGTGGCGCACCGGCGGCGTCTATGACCACCACGACTATGTCGGCCCGCTGGCCCGCGCGGTGAAGCGCAACCTGGCCCTGCCGCACCGCTTCGTGTGCCTGACGGATGCGCCCGCCAGCCGCCTGCCGCCGGGCGTCGAGCCGGTGCCGCTGCTGCACGACTGGCGCCGCTACTGGGCCAAGGTGGAGCTGTATCGGCCCGGCCTGTTCAGCGGGCCCGTGCTGTATCTGGACCTCGACACCGTCGTGTGCGGCGACATCACGGAGATCGCCAGCGCCGACGATCCGGTGCTGGCGGCGTGGGACCTCAATCGCGGCTGGCTCAACTCATCCCTGCTGCGCTGGTCGGTGGATCTGTCCTTCGTCTATCGGCGCATGGCGGATGATCCGGCCGGCACCATGGCGGCCTTCACCGAAGCCGCGCTCTACGGCGACCAGGGCCTGCTGCAGGATGAGCTGACCAGGCGCAACGTGCCGTGGCGCTGGGTGCAGGCGCGCTTTCCCGGCCAGGTCGTCTGGCAGCCGAACGCCGAGCGGCAGAGCGCCGCGCCGGCCGGCACGCGAATCTCGATGTGGTACGGCGATCCGAAACCGCATGAGGTCACTGGCTCCGCCTTTCTCGCGGAGCATTGGCGCTGAGCGTTTCCACCCCCTGACCGAAAGGAATCCTGCCCATGTCGGGAACCGTTGGGTATGCCGGCCGCTCGGCCGCGCTGCAGATCTCCACCAATGGCGGCTCCACCTTCACCACGATCCCCGGCGTCCGCGCGACGGCGGCGGAGCAGAATCCGGGCGCGGTGGACATCACCAATGCCGGCTCGCCCAGCGGCTGGCAGGAGATGCTGCCCAATGGCGGGACGCGCGGCATGTCCATCTCCGTGGAGGGCATCGTCTCGACCGGCGCGGCCTTCGTCGCCTTCCACGCGCATGTGCAGAACCAGACCATCGGCCTGTTCCGCATGGATTTCGGCAATGGCGGGCGGCTGCAGTTCAACGCCGTGGTGCAGAACTTCAGCATCACCGGCAACTACCAGAACGCGCAGGAGTTCCGCGCGACGTTGATGAGCACCGGCCCCGTGACGGTGACCGCGCCGACGTGATGCCATGAACCCCTATCAGGACGAGGATTTCAGCCAGGCCGAGAAGGCGGTTACCTTCCGGATTGGCGCGCACGCCTTCCGCCAGCGCGCCACGCTCGGCGTGCTGGTGCGCGTGGAGGAGAAGTTCGGCCCCGCCAGCATCATCCTGGCCAAGCTGCAGCAGCGCAACGCCACGGTGCGGGAGGTGCAGCAGCTTCTGGAACGCATCCTGCGCGACCACGCCGATCTGCCGAAGGGCGATGCGCTGCTGGACGCGATCCAGGTGCAGGGCGTGACCGAGACCATGGGGGCGCTGAGCGTCTTTCTGCGCTACGGCCTGGACGCCGACATGCCGCCCTCGGGAGAGCCCAAGGGAAACTGACGGAGCCGCGCACGCTGCCCTATGCGCGGCTGATGGAACAGGCCTGCGGCTGGCTGCGCTGGCCGCCTGCGGTGTTCTGGAACGCCACCCTGGCGGAGGTCGCCATCGCGTCCTCCGGCTACGTCGAATCCCGCACGGGCCAGTCGCCGCGCGCGCGGCTTGAGCGTCTCGCGGCGATGTACGCCGAGGTCCAGGAAGCGCAGGAAAAGGGGGGCGGATGAGCGGCACCAGCGCGGGCCAGCGCACCTTCGAGATCCGGATCACCGGCGACGCGACCAGCGCGCAGAACGCCATGCGCGGCGCCGCCAGCGCCGCGGACCGCGCGAAGCAGAGCATCGATTCCGTCGGCAGCGCCGGCCGCGCGGCGGAAGCGGCGCTGGGCAATTTCTCCGGGCGGCTCGGCGGCGTCGGCAGCGGCCTGGCCGCCATGGGGGCGGCGGGGCGGGCGGCGGCGATCGGCCTCGGCGCGATGACGGCCGCGCTGGCCGGCGTGGCGGCGGCCGGCGATTCCATGACGCAGTCCATGGCGCGGCTGCGCACCGCCACGGGCGGCGTGGCGGCGGCCCGCGACGTGTATGAGCAGCTCTACCGGCTGAGCATGGTCACCGGCGTGGCGGTGCAGGAATCGGTCGGCGCGTTCCAGCGCTTCGCCATCGCCGCGCGCAGCATCGGCGCGACGAATGAGCAGGTGGTCGCGCTGGTCAAGACGCTGCAGCAGGCCGGCATCGTCGCTGGCACCAGCAGCCAGGAAGCCGCGGCGGCGATGATGCAGCTGGGCCAGGCGCTGGCGTCCGGCAAGCTGAGCGGCGACGAGCTGCGCAGCGTGCTGGAGAACATGCCCACGCTGGCCGAGAAGCTGGCGCGCGAGTTGGGCGTGGGCATCGGCGAGCTGCGCCAGATGGGCGCCGAGGGCAAGCTCACCGCCGATCGCGTCTTCCCGGCCCTGCTGCGCGCGGGGCAGGAGATCCAGCGCGAGTTCGAGCAGATGCCGATGACGCTCTCGCGCGGCTTCGGCATCCTGCAGGAGGCGATGACCCGCTTCCTGGGCGATCTGGACAAGGCGATCGGGCTGTCGGGCGCGCTGGCCAACGCGCTGGCGGCCGTGGGACGCGGGTTCGAATCGGCCCGTGCCGGCCTGTTCCCGACGCCGGAAGCGGCGGCGCGCGCCGGTGTGGCCGGCGCCATGGCGCGCGTTGCGGAGATCGATCGGCAACTCAGCCTGTATGAGCCGGGCGCGCGGTCCCAGCCGAACCGGAACGCGATACGCCCTGGCTTGCAGGGCGCCGCCGGCGCGCAGGTCGGGGCCGATCGCCAGGCGGAGCTGCGCGCCGAGCGTGAGGCCGCGCTGGCCGAGGCGCGGCGCCACGCGGAGGAGCTGGAGCGGATCGAGGCCGAAAGCCTCGATCGGCGCTATCAGGAAGGCCAGGCTGCGGCGGCGCGGGCCGCCCAGGCCGCGCGCGAGCGCGACACGAAAGAGCAGCGCGCGCTGGAGGAAGCGCTCGACGCGCGGCGCAAGGCGCAGCGCCAATACACCGAGGATATGGAGGCGCTGCGCGGCCGGCTGGAGCGCGGCAGCATCGACCAGGCCACCTTCGACCGCACCGCCGCCGAACTGCGTGAGCGTCTCGCCGCGGCCGACAGGGAAGCCGCCAGGGCCGCGCGCGAGGCGGCGCGGGAGGAGGAGCAGGCCGCCGCCAAGCGCAACCGCGTCGTGGAGGCGATGCAGGCGGCCGAAGCCGCGGCGCGCCGCGAGCTGGAGGCGACGCGCCTGGGCACCGCCGCGCGCGAGGAGGCCAATACCGAGAACGAGATCGCGCAGCGCCTGCATGAGGCGGGCATTCCGCTCACCGAGCGGCGCACCGCCGCCGAGGCCGAAGCCGCCGCCGCCATCGAGCGCAGCGTGCGCGCCGCGCGCAGTTACCGCGCCGAACTCGACCGGCTGGACGATGCCGCGCGGGAATCCGCGCGCGCCGCGCAGCGCGCGGCGCAGGAAGTGGTGAGCACGGCGAAAAGAATCAGCGACGATGCGGCCGAGGCGGTGTTCGACAGCCTGACGGGCGAGCGCCGCGCCCAGGGCGTGCTCGACTGGTTCCGCACGCTGTTCAAGCGCATCGCCGTCCAGGCGCTGTCGGCGAACATCTTCCTGCCGATCTCTACCGCCATCGTCGGCGCGGTGCCGGGGCTGTTCGGCATCAGCGCCCAAAGCGGGGCGACCGCGGGCATCCTCGGCGGTGCGGGCGGCCTTGGCGGGCTCGGCAGCCTGGTCAGTCTCGGCGGCGGCCTCAACAGCCTCACTGGCGGCGACCTGATGAGCAGCCTTGGCCTCGGCAATATCGGCAGCACCATCGGCGGCTTCATGTCCGCGCCGCTCTGGGGCGGCACCTCCGGCCTGTCTGCCGCTGCGCTCTCGGGCCCGGGCGGGCTTGCCGCGCTGGAAGCGTCTGGCGGGGCGGCTGGCGGCTTCATCGCGCCGTCGCTGTCCCAGCTTCTTGGCCCTGCCGCGCTCGGCGCGCTCGGCGGCGGGCTCATCGCGCAGCTCACCGGCGGCAACCGGATCGGCGGCTCCATCGGCGGCGGGCTGGGCGCCGGTGCCGGCTTCCTGCTGGGCGGGCCGGTCGGCGCGCTGATCGGCGGCGCCCTGGGCGGCGGCCTCGGCGGCCTGTTCGGCAACAACGGCAAG